CTTACTACTTACTCATTCCTCGTAGTAGTCACCTAAAGTAGTGCGTCTGCGGAAGCCTTTTTGACTTCCATATATCCCAAATTTTCTGGGCGTTTTCACCTTTTCCCAGTCTCTCATTCCCGACAATATTCCATTGATCTCCATGCTATCTCTTCGGTTCATATACCTGGGATCCCCGCCAAAGCACTCTACATAGATCTCTACCGCACAAGTCTTATCTCGTTTTATCAGGGCTGTACCCTCCGGTAGCTTTAGATTTCCATTCAAGTGCATCCTCCGGTCGCTGAGTTTCAGGGAATCCCAGTTTTCCGGAATCTCCTTATCCAGAAAGTCCTGTATAAGCCCCTCCTTTCCTGATGTCTCTCTGTGGTCTTCCTGTGCTTCTGCGGCCATCTTTTCTATCTCCTTTGATAAAAACAGCTTCTCTCCAAGCTGCCAGTAAGCATAAGCCTCCGCCCAAATCTGGTCCACTTCCTGCGGTAAATCTTCCCATACCGACTTCTTTGCCTTATATGTGCCAACATCCACCGGCCAGAATCGACGGCTCCCTGTTGCATCCTTTAAAAACTCACTATCGTTGCTCGTGCCAAAGAACACGCACCGACGGGGATATTTTTCCGTCCGGCGCCCATAAGCCGCCCGGTAAATATCATCTGTTTTACTTAAGAACTGCTTTATTACCTGGTTCTCCTGCTTCGTAAATGCGGTCAATTCTCCAACCTCATTGATCCATGTTCCCTGTATGAGTTCTGCTGCTTCTTTTCCCTCAAATGTGGTCAGACTGTCAGAGAACCACTCCTTCCCCAAGATGGCCAACAGAGTGCTCTTGCCAATGCCCTGGGGTCCTACGATGATCGGCATATAATCAAACTTTACGCCCCCGATGACCGCCCGGGCTACTGCGGCACACAAGGATTTCCTCATCACCGCCTGGGTATAGGCGTTGTCTTCTGCCCCAAGATAATCCGATAGAAGAGTATCCAGGCGTCTGATTCCGTCCCATTTCAGCCCTTTTAAGTATCGTTTCACATCATTGATCTGATTTTGAGAACTTACAATCAGCAGAGCATTATCCATCTTTTCTCTTCCTGTAAGCCCGTAAAAGGTCTCCATGTATCTGTAAAATCCCGCGTCATCTACATCCTTCCATCGGCGCTTCTCATCTGCTTGGTTCCACGGCAGTTTTCCCAAGACCATGCCACAGCTGGCAAACTCATCGGTTACAATCTTCCCTTTTAAAAGCGGGTCGTTTTCCAGCACCAGCACGGCATTATTGATTGTCTTTTCAAAGCGTCCGTTTCCGTCCTTTGTCATACTGTAAATCCAATTCAAATCATCATCGGATACTGGACTTGCATCTTTACCAGAAAAGGCTTCTTTCGCTGCATCCAGCCTTTCTCTTGCCATTAATCCGGATACCGCTGGATCATCCAGTGCCATGCGGCTCATGGCCATAAATGACGGCAGCTTATTGACCGGCGTGCCTTCCTTCGCCTCGGCATCCTGTTCCCCATACCTATGTAGGCGTACCAGATCAAAGGCATTGACTAGGAGCCCGGAACAAGGATCGGTTGCGTGGTGGCTGTATAAGAACAGATCCCCATCGTAGACAATGGCCCCGCCCTGCGTTGTACCGCCGGTATAGGTGTAGCGTCCGGATGCGTCTGTCTCCTCATACATCCCCGGAATAAACTTTTCCATGGCCTGTGTGATGCTGTACGTCCGACAGAACGCCCCGATCACACCCCGTTTCGTTGTAGGGTCCTCCTGTTTGGCCAGCCGGCGCTTTTCTATTGCTTCACTGCCCGGTACCTGCGGCCACTGGGACACATCCTGCCAATCGCCATACGTTTGGAGCAGTCCATCCAGACTGCAAAATGGGTTATCATACACTTCATAAATGTACTCTCCATCACTGCAGCAACTTGGCCAGTACATCAGCCTTGTCGCTTCAAATGTCGTGGGATCACAAAATTCGATCCCAATCAGGGAAGCAAGCTTCCTTGCTGCCGGCTCATACTGGTCCGCTGTTGCTGTGGTATCCAACGGGATCACGACCCGAAGCCTTGGTGCAAAGCCTGCGTGTTTTCGGGTACTGTAGACCGCCGCTGCGCACCCAAGGCCGGCCACTCGCTTTAAAAGATCCTCTGTGCCACCTGCTGGAATATTGTCAAGATCCAAGGTTACCAGGTCTCTTCTTTCCACATATGCGGCCTTCCGGCGGTCATTCTGGAAAGTCCCTCCTACAAACCCTCCAACGTCTTTTAACTCCGCTTGCTTTGTCTTTGAAAAAGCCAGGTATTGATCATAGGTCTCACTGCTTCGTATCGGGGTTTTTAACTTTTCAACAAACTCAGACCAGAGAATGGAGCTTTTGGGCCAGCGCGTGGCCTTGCGGCTGCCGGCCGTACTGATGTATATCGTTCTGTTATTCTCCATACACTTCCCCCTAATCCTTCCTATAATATTGGCTTTCAAAGCCTGCACCTTTTAAGATCAGCCCCGGTGCCCAGGGAATCGGTTCTGCCATCAGACCGCAGATCTCATCCACAGTCACATCCATCGGAGCATCGATGATCACCTCATCGTGCACATGGAAGACTACCTGCGGACCCTTGGCAGCAACCCTCTTTAATGTTTCTGCCAGGCAGTCCCTGGCAATCGCCTGTACGATATTCTCCGTCATTTTCCCGCCGTAGGTGCTTGTAACTTCCCACTTTCTTGTGTTCTGGCCAACGTTGTAGTAATGGATCGCCATCCGTCCAAACTGGTTCTCTTGTAAAAATGGCTTCGGATAAAACAGTTTTCGGCCACTTGGCAGCTGTACCGTCAGAAAATACTGCCCATAGATCATGTCTCCTTCCAGTGCAAAGATCAGGCCATTGATCGCCTGCGGCCGCGCCGTCTGCATCACAGAAAGCGCTGTCTGTTCCACGGCATACCACAGGTCACAGATCCGCTTATTCGCCCCTCTCCATCTCTGCACGATGTCTGGAAGCTCGTCTTCTGAAAGCCCCATGTTTAAAGCTCCCATTGCGATCAAGGCGTTGGTGCCTCCCTGGTACCCAAGGGCTAAAGTAGCAACCTTTCCTTTCTGCCTAAGACTATATTCCGGATTTCCTTTCTTAATCTTCTCGACCGGCACATGGAACATCTGTGAGGCCGTTGCCTCATAGATCCTGCCGTGAGTGGCAAAAACTTCATTGACCCATTGTTCTCCGGCTAGCCAGGCAATCACCCGGGCCTCGATCGCAGAAAAGTCTGCGACTACGAACTTATGACCATCCGATGGGATAAAAGCTGTCCGGATCAGCTGGGACAGTGTATCCGGTACATTCCCATAGATCATTTTCAAACCTTCATAGTTTCTCTGTTTCACAATCTTCCTTGCCTCATCCAATGTTTTTAGATAATTCCTTGGGAGGTTTTGCATCTGCACCATGCGGCCTGCCCATCTGCCGGTACGATTGGCCCCATAGTATTGAGTCAGTCCCCGCACCCGGTGATCTGCACCTTTGGCAGTATCCATGGCCACATATTTCTTTATGGAAGTCTTCCCAAGTTGCTGACGGATCCGCAATACCCTTTTTACTGTTTCCGGGATATCTTCCCGATCCAAAGTCTCCGTGACCGTGGCTTTCTGTAAGTTTGGAAGATCCACGCCATTCTCAGTCAGCCAAGGAAGCAGCTGCGCCGTACTGTTCGGATTGCTAAGCCCGGTAATAGTCTGTGCTTCATCCAACAGCCTTTGCGTGCTGATGCTGTCTATAGCAAGAGCGCCAGCAATGAGATCCATATCCACTTTGACCCCAAAAGCGTTCATAAGGACATCCATCCGCCAAAGCTGTATTTCATCCTCTGGCATCGGGAACTGGCGCAGTCTTTTTAAAATCTCATGTTCCGTCACCACATCCTGCTTACAGTAGTCTTTAAATAACACCCATTTCTCAGGGGCATGCTTTGGCAAGTTCCAGGTACGGCCCCCATTGCTCTTTGTAGGTTTGCATGGGACACAGAAATACCGAATCAGAGCCTTTCCCGTTGACAGCTTTTGTTTATCCTGCGGCAGGCCGATGGCCTTTCCGGTGGCTTCAAGCCCTGCAACATACCCACAGTACAGGCCATGCACCATCGTACAGCGCCACTGTTCCAATGGGGTCTCATACCCCGCCCGGTTCAAGCAGTACCATTCAAATGCGGCATTGTAGGCGTGCTTTATCACTCTGGGGTCCTTAAGGTCATTTTGCAGCCATACCGGGATCTGTTCCCCCATCGCAAGGTCTATGATCTCAACCGGTTGATTCCCGATCTGGTAAGCGAACAAAAGGACCCCAAAGTCTTCCGACTGGGCATACTTATATAGACCCGCCTTCCCGATATCCACACTTGATTTTGTTTCAATATCTATACTTAAATGCTGTTTCTTCATGTTTATGGCCTCCTAGAATACTAGAGCTAGAATACTAGAGGGACTTTTCGCCCCTCTCTGTTTAATACGGCATCCCAGTGATCGGGTTGATCCCTCCCGTCGGCTGCTGCGGTGTGCTTGCAGCCGCCCCTGGTGTTGCCGCCCCATATTGAGGGGTAGCCGGCTGTGCGGATCCGAAAGCCTGTGCCGCAGTTGGCGCACTTCCTCCTAGGGATTCCCCGTCTCTTGTCTTCATGACCGGTCCAAGCCCGCAGCCGATCCCCTTCTTTCCCCCGAAAGAATACGGGAAAAAGGTCACATTTACCATGCCATACATTCCGCTATAAACTTCTGACTGGTTCATGATCGGGTTCCGGTTGCTGTCTACGACTTCCGGCGGATAATCCACCTTTGCGCTGGCGGTAAATACCCAGTGCCCTTTACATTCTGGTCCAAAGGCCATACCGTCGGATGGGCGGACACCATCCCCATCATGAACCGGTGTCGGTACCATAGGAGGGCACTGCCCATTCCACTTCTCACTGATGCCCCTCTGTTTCGCTGCTTCAATTGCCGCATTGATTCGGTTCATGGTGTCAGTATCCGTCTTTGGAACTAAAATGGTGCAGCTGTATTTCTCCTCCTGCCCCTGCATCGCTGCATAAGGCTTAAATAAATGTACATATGAAAATCTTACTTCCCCAGTGGTTACGTTTGTTAATTCATTCATAGCAATATTCCTTTCTATTCTCTCGATTTGTTCGCTGTAAGTTACATCCTCTTCAAAGTCTCCGAAATAGCTCATGGTTGAAACGCCTCTTTTGCAGTGACTTTGTTTGTGATCGCTTCTCTTTTATCCGTCTCTTTTACTAACGCCGGCTTCCCTGGTTTTTTCACGATATAATCACCCACAACATCGGCAAAATCTTTTTTCCCTATCATCTTTTCTATCTGGGCAAGAGTAAGCGGCTTCTTCTCCCACAGCATTGGTTCCTCTGTGATACCGGATTTAATAAGCTTTTCAAATGCTTGGTCCATATCTGTCCAGTCGCGGGAGCCTCTGCCTTCCACTGCTTTCCAGCCTGGTACTTCTTTTCCTGCCAAGCATTCAGATAACGCCCATTCTTTTAAATCCTTTTGGTACTTCACAACATCCTCTAAAGCTTGCAGCCGTTTCCCGGCCTCCTCCGCAGTGATCAGCGGCGGCAGTTCTCCGATTGGGAATGCCTGCTTCACATTTCGATCTGATCTGGCCCGGCACTGTTTCCTTGCCCGACAGAACCTGCAGGTACTCTCTGTAGGGAAAAAGTCTCCTTTGCCCTCCCAGGCAAGAGCCGCTTTTTTCTTCACATACTCGCCCCAGGCAATAAGATCTGTAAGGGATGTTTCCCACTCGGAAATGCTATTAAGCCTTGGCTGTACCGCCGTGAGCTTGATTGTATTTACCGGGTATAACATCTTGTAAGCTTCATAGGCCCCAAGAGCATACAGAGCTAACTGTGGATTCCCTTCTGCGACCACCGGAACACCTTTTCCATACTTGAAATCAATGATATGTATCGTACCGGCGCTGATCAGGATGCAGTCGGCAGTCCCAAAACCCTCTTTCGCATAGATGCTGTAATCCACTTCTTTTTCGATTGCCACATAAGGCGTTGATTTCAAAGACAGGGCAACAGATTTGATATAATCCAGATATTCATCTGTATAGCCAAGCATTTCATCCTGCCAAAGTTCCTGTTCCTTCAGCTTTTTGATAAAGTTATTCAGCTTTCGTTTCCCAAAATCGGATGTATAAAAGTAGTTTCTTACTTTTGCTTCTGCAAGCTCATGGGCCAGTGTTCCCTCTTTGGCAGAGTCCGATGTGGTATCCGGGAACTGCTCGTCCAGTCTTGCGCTGGGTGTACAATAAAGCCAGCGGTGAGCACTGGAAGCACTCAAAAGAGCGTGCTGTCTTTCCTTATGCTTCTTCATATCTGCGCCCCCAGTCCTCTCAGTGCCGTGGCGAACGCCCCATACTGTTCCTGCGGGAGCGTCGGTAATGCCTCTACGCCAAACTGTTTTAAGAGACCCTGCAGGTCTGCCTGCCTTCCGGAATCCATCAAGGTCATACCGGCTCTTGCCAGATCATCCAGCGAATAAGTCTGCTGGCTGGTAGGTACTGCCGAAGTGGTTTGTTGTGTGGGTGGTGTTGGTTGTGCCGGCGGTGTTGGTTCCTGTGGTGCTGCAGGTGTTGCTGGCTCAGGATCTGGTTGCGGGTCTGCCTGTTCCACCGGATCCGGCTGCGGTACTTTCGTTACCTCTGGCTGTGCTGCTGTTTGTTTTGACATAGATCCGGCCAGTGCAAAGATCGCATCTGCCAGATGGTCCAAACCTGTAATCTTAATCTCCAACATTTATTGTTCCTCCTTTAAAATGATTTTTCCTGTTCCTAATGCGTATCCGTATTCTACGCACGCTCCCCGTGATTCTTCCCACCCAGACAGTAGATAAATAGCATCTGCCATATCCAACATCGTCAGACAAAGCTTCATGTATTCGTCATGCGTCGTGCTAGCCGGCATTGAGCTATTCAGTACTGCCGGATTAATCACTTCCCATCCGTCATAATCAAGATCAATTTCTGCTTTCATAAAATCGAACATATAGTCCGGATTGTTTGTGATCGGACCTGCGATATATACTTTCATGTATTCTCCTTTTCTTTGATTCGGATTCCTAAGATCCTTAATATTGTGTCTTTGTCAAGACTTGGGGCATTGTTATAAAGCCCCGCAACAACATCAACTCGTTCATACATGGATGCGAGTTCGACATAAACCTCCAGCGGTATTAACACTTTGTTTTCTTCCATTTTTGTCCTTTCCGTGCTATAATGACACTGTAAATATATTTTTATTTGTTCTTGCCCCCGTTGGAGTTGCCGCTCCGAAGGGGGCTTTTTCTATTTTCAGTTTCAAATCACTTCCTCCTCACCTTGTATTTCTTCCATATATCTCCTATAATTTTGGATGGGAAAACTCCACATTGGAAGTGCAATTCCATAATGGGGCAATCTATCAATACTATGGTGTTTCTTATGATGAGTATCGGAATTTCATGAGTTCCAGCTCTTTGGGGTCCGAACTATCACGGTTAGATAAACGTCACAGATACGCTAGGATTGTTTAGTATTTGATGGGATAAAAGCCTGGTCCTGTACCACTTTTATTCCATCCTCTTTTATAATCAAAGATGCATATGGCATTTTGTTATCTTTTAAATACTCAACG